ATTGCCGATTTATTTTCGTCATGGGTCCGGTCCGGGTATTAGCAATCACAATTTCAAACAAATCGACAATTTAGACGCACAACCGTGGCCAGATTATTCTTTTTACAATTTAACCAATTACCACAATGATATACAAAAAGAATTGGTAATCATTGGCAGTCGAGGCTGTGTGCATAGTTGTACCTTTTGTGATGTAGCTGCCACTAGCCCCAAATACAGATACAGATCCGGAAGAGATATTGCCAATGAAATCATACACCATTATGAAGTTCACGGTGTAACCAATTACTATTTTGCCGACAGTTTGGTCAATGGCAGTTTCAAAGCATTTGATGAAATGTGCAACGGGTTGGCCAGTTATAACTTTGCAGAACCAATCAACTGGTCTGGGCAGTATATTATTCGCAGTAAAAATACAACACCTAAAAATCATTTTGAAATGCTCAAGGCCAGTGGATGCCAGCTGTTATTCATCGGCATTGAGTCTGGTTGCGACCGTGTAAGATTTGAATTGGGTAAAAAATTTACCAATGATGATATTGAATATTATCTAGAAAATTTTAATCAACACGACATCAAGACATTATTTTTGTTTTTCACAGGCTATGTCAGCGAGACCGAACAAGACCATGAAGAAACACTTGCCATGTTCAAAAGGTGGCAACGGTATGTGGCCACAGGAACCATTCAAGGCATCGAAACGTTGAATGTGTTAGGGGTCCTGCCAGGATCTCCATTGGAAAAAATTGCTATAGAAAATAATTTTGTATTCTTACAAGACCATAATGGACAACCCAATGTCAGGTCCTGGATAAATCCCAACAACCCTGGATTTGATTTTAAGGAACGTGTAAGGCATCATATAAGTATGATGGAGGAAGCCATGCGTTATAAATGGCCTCTTTGGAATGGCCAATTGGCTATGCGTCTGTATGAACAGTCAATTACCAAGTTTGAAAACAGTTCTAAAATCTATGTCCCCTTACGGCAACTAACATGAAAACAGCTAAAATTATAATCCGTGATGAAGTCAATATCAAAATAGAAGGACTTGAGCTTGATGCTCGTCGTGCCCTGGTCACGGCTTTTAAGTATGATGTGCCTGGTGCCCGTTACTTGCCAGCAGTGAGACTGGGCAGATGGGACGGCAAGGTCAGTTACTTCCAACTGGGTGGCAGCACCTATGTGAACCTGTTGCCGGAGATCATTCCTATACTTGAAAAGTTCAACTATGATATTGAACTGGATGACCAGCGCGACTACTCGACTACATTCAAATTTGAAAGTGTAACAGAGCAATCATTCAACCACATTGCTTGGGGTAAAGGCCACCCAATGGAAGGCGAACCAATGGTGTTGCGCGACTATCAGGTTGAGATCATCAATAACTTTTTAGCCGACCCACAATGCATACAAGAAATTGCCACAGGTGCAGGTAAAACAGTTATCACAGCCGCACTCAGCAATGCCGTGGCACCATATGGTAGGACCATTGTTATTGTTCCTAACAAGAGCCTAGTAACACAGACAGAAAAAGACTATGTCAATATGCAACAGGATGTAGGTGTGTATTTTGGCGACCGCAAGGAATGGGGACGACAGCATACCATTTGCACTTGGCAAAGTCTAAATGTCTTGTTGAAGAACACAAAGAACGGTGTAGGTGATTGCACTATTAGCGAATTCTTAGAGGATGTGGTATGTATTATTGTTGACGAAGTGCATATGGCCAAAGCCGACGCACTTAAGAGTTTGCTAACCGGTGTAATGAGTCGTGTGCCTATTCGTTGGGGACTCACAGGAACCATACCCAAGGAACCATTTGAGTCGCAAGCACTCAAGTGTAGTCTTGGCCCAGTAATTGGTCGACTCACTGCCAGTGAACTGCAAAGCCAAGGCGTGTTGGCACAGTGTCATGTGAACATTGTGCAGTTGGTTGACCATGCTGAGTTTACCAATTATCAAAGTGAACTAAAGTTTCTATTGGAAGAACCTGACAGACTTCGAACTATAGCCCAATTGATTGCACAGGTCAACGCCACAGGCAATACACTGGTGCTGGTAGATCGAGTAGCCGGAGGTCATGCCCTAGTAGAGTTATTGGGTGATTTGGCCGTTTTTGTCAGTGGCGCAACCAAAGCAAAGGATAGACAAGATGAGTATGATGAAGTTGCCACCAGCACTGGCAAGATTATTGTGGCGACTTACGGTGTGGCCGCTGTGGGTATTAATTTGCCTAGGATTTTTAATCTGGTTCTTGTGGAGCCCGGAAAGAGCTTTGTCCGCGTTATACAATCAATTGGGCGCGGCATTAGAAAAGCGGAAGACAAAGACCATGTCCAGATCTGGGACGTAACCAGCACCTGTAAATTTGCCAAGCGCCATTTGACCAAACGTAAAACTTTTTATAAAGAAGCCAACTATCCATTTACACAAGAGAAACTGGAATGGAAATAAAGGTTGCACTTGCAGTAAAATATGTTATAATACAATTATGAGAATACTAACACTTGACAATGAACCATTTGACTTAGATCATCTTCCGGAAGAAGTAGATGACATGCGTTTTGCTATTTTTGACAACAGCGATCCCAAGGATCCAGACTACCATTACATTCCCTTGATCTTTTTGGAAAGTTTTACAGCACCTGCCTTGGTTCTACGCATAGGACAATACAGAATTCGCATGCCTGTTGACTGGCAAATCCTAATAGGTGAACCCGACATTGGAGATCTTGAAGTGTTACCGTTGACTAGTATAAACGATCGTGGGTTTAAAGCATTCCAGTTTAATCCGTTGAGTAGTTTTAGACCCAGTTTTCCAGACATTGAAATCATTGACATCTATCAAGAAGTGTCGTGGTATGCGCCTAAACTAAAGAATGGTCAAATGTTGTGTGTGCCAATCAGTGAAGGTGACGAACCCGAGTGTGTGTATTTTGTCAAAGACATTAGTCGTAACTGTGAAGTAGTGAACTATAACTTGGCGTGGTAATGGCAATCAATTATGTAGATCCAAGAACAAGTGATGGTAGACCTTTACGCGATCACATTATGGAAGATCAAATGTGGGGAGAAATCCGCAGAATGGCCAAAACCAATACTACTTTACAAGAAGCCTTGGAACGTGTTATAATGATATATCAATTGATCAAAACCAATGAGCGATAAACTTAGTATCAACAATGAAATGTCAGTGTTCGATCGCAAGGATCGAGAGTTTTACAACAGCCTAACGCCTGACGAACGTAAAAAGTTCAGCAACTTCTTAATGATACGTTATGGTTCAAGTGTGCAAGGCAGTAGAGATATGCAAGAATTTTACTTGATCGCCACAAACGAGAGACTCAATAAACATTTTTTTAACATAAACAAACATCCAAAACTACAATGGTTGTGTGCTACCACTGTGAGCCCAGGGCTAGGCCCACAGCGTCATCAATGGATCGCTCCCAAGAAAAAAGAACCTGGCGCTGGTAGTATTCGGAAGCAATTGGCAGAACTATATCCACATCTCAAGGACGATGAACTAGAGTTGATGGCCCAGATCAATACTAAAAAAGATATCGATGCTTACTTAAAAGCGTCAGGACAAGAACCAAAAAAATGACCTATACCTGTCAGTATTGTAAGAAAGACTTTATGAAAGAGTCCAGTCTTGCGGTGCATTCATGTGAGCCGCGACGTCGTCGCATGGAAAAAGACGAAGCAGGTGTGCGTCTTGGGTTCAATGCTTACTTAAAGTTCTATGAGCTTACACAGGGCAGTGCCAAGTTGAAAACCTATGATGACTTTTGTGAAAGTGCCTACTACCGGGCCTTTGTAAAGTTTGGTCGTTACTGTGTAGATATTCGTGCAGTTAATCCAGAACAGTTTGTTAAATGGGTGTTGAAACAAAACAAGAAGATTGATCATTGGTGTAAAGACACTGTGTATACCGAATACCTAACTGACTATTTGCGTGTAGAAAATATAAACGATGCATTGGCCCGTGCTGTGGAGTTTGGTATTGATTGGTCAGAACAGTCAGGACACCCAGCAGAGGATTGTCTACGTTATGGCAATACCAATGCCATGGTGTATGCAGTGACCGCAGGTCGCATAAGTCCTTGGATCATCTACAACAGTGAATCTGGACAAAAGTTTATAAGCGAATTAGATGCCACACAAGTGGCCATGGTATGGCCCTACATCGATGCAGACTTTTGGATGAAGAAATTTCAAGACTATCCAGCAGACCAAGAGTATGCTAGAGATATATTAACTAAGGCAGGTTGGTAGCATGATCAAAGCAATTCACACTATTGGAAAGTATATACAAGTGATAGGCGGCAGTGCCAACACCTATGTGAGTGCTCAAGCCGGTTCACAGGGCGTTGGTAACTTGCGTTTCAATACCAGTCAGCAACGATTAGAAGTGTATGATGGTATGACTTGGTTGGAACTAAACACGCCACATGCCAGTGTAGGACTTAATGGAACGGCCGAGGAAGCGATTGATTGGGTTCAACGACAGATGGCAGAAGAAAAAAGGCTTGAGGGCCTGGCAAAAAAACATCCTGCTGTGGCAGATGCAATGGCAACAGTTAAGAAAGCCAAAGAACAACTTAAAGTTGTAACCGCACTAGTGGACACAGAATGAGCGCAGATATTGACATTGACCTAGCCGACAGAGATCAATTGTTGAAGTTGATTCATGCTACTCCAGCACGTCAACTGCATCAAGGACAAGTGCGTAGACACAACTCAGGTGTGTATGTCACAGACATCCCGTATGATCCTGTCAATGCCTGTGCGGCCATAGACTACGAACAGGCTGAACAGTTGGGCTATTTCAAGATTGACTTGTTGAACATGAGTGTGTATCAATTGGTAAAGAGTCCCGAACACTATCAAGACATGTTGGCCGCTGACCCACTGTGGGAACGCTTGTGGACCGACACCAAGTGGGCCCAGCAACTGGTTCACATAGGCAACTATACCGAGCTATTAAAGACCATGCGCCCTGATTCAATTCCAAGAATGGCAGCTTTTATCAGTATCATTCGCCCGGGCAAAGCACATTTACAAAACAGGCCCTGGAGCGAAGTGTTTGAATCAGTCTGGGATGGTGATGCGAGTCGTGGATTTGTGTTCAAACATGCACATGCGATTGGATATGCTGCATTGGTAGCACTACATATGAATTTGTTAAACCAATGACAATTTTATACAGCAACGGATGTAGTTTTACAGCCAATCGTGACATATCAAGATGGCACAGATATCCAATGTTGGTAGGCAAACACTTTGGTTGGCAGGTAGTTGATCGAGCAGTGTCGGGTTCGTGTAACAGTAAAATTATTCGATGTGCCATGCGAGATTGTATTGATCTGTTAAAGCACAATGAACCGATTGTTGCTTTGATCCAGCTCACGTTCAAAGAACGATTTGAATATGCTGGCACACCCACAGGTGACAACAATTGGAAATACGGAGAAATCAATACGGGTCTTGATTTTGTTCCGGCCCGTGATCAGTTTGAATCACTCAAACCCGGTGACCATCTAAACTGGCCCGACGAAGTAAAACAGTATGCAAAACTTCACACATTATTGCAAAAACCCGATGCAATTGATGCTGAGTTGTTTTCCAGACTAGTAGGATTGACTTCTTTCTTTAAGTTAAACCGTATTCAGTATTTGATCTATACTGGCCCAGAGCAGTTCAAAAATCAATTGACCACAGATGATCCTTTTTATCAGTTCTTAAGCAACGATCCCAGTGTGTTAAATTTTTTAAATTTTGACATGCTTGCGTTAACTGGCAAACAAACACATCCGGATCAAGTTGGCATGAAAAAAATAGCAGAATATTTTATCAATCGACTCGTCGAACCAACGTAATTGATTTACGTTTGCTTTTTTTACGGCTCATTTCGCTCAGACTGCAAATAGGCCCGTGCAATACTTCTAGATCTTTATTGGTAAAAGTTTTAAGATAGGGCCTGAATACGTCCCAGTCGCCTTTGAGGAATATGTTAATAGGAATACTGCGATTGCTTTCCCACCACCAAACATTGGCCAACTCTAAAAAATGACGTTTTAGATCAGCATCAGCTATAGCACCAAAGTCATAAATTGTAGTAATTGCGTCATCTTGATTTTGTATAATACCCACATATTCTGTTGAGGCGTAGACACACAAGGTAATAAATGGGTATTTTTCAGCTAATTTGTCAATGAAATCGTTTGTCATGTCTATGGATATTTACCAGACCAATTTCGCCGGCTCTAGCAAAAGCACTAAATATAATGTATGTATTCAACCCAAGTCTATATCTACCAGCAAATTACCCGAGTGTTACTCATGGACACCGGTGCAGGCGAAACTTTTATCTATAGGTACGATCCCGTGTATGCAAAACAACTAACCATAAACAAAGGTGTTGACAATGTGCTGTTGTTTGAGTTTATCAATCAACAAGAAAAGCCTGTTAACATTACAGGAAGCACATTCCTGTTCCGAGCTATCAGTACCGACGGTGACCGAATCCTGGTTGAAAAACCCATGGTTACCCTCAATGCCGCAACAGGTCGTGCCAAAGTCACATTGACCAGCGCAGATCTACTAGAAGTATTGGCACAGCCAGCCAACTACAGCATTCAACGTGTCAGTGGTAACTTAACAGAAGCTGTGTTTACCAATGCACAAGCTGGAGCACGAGCACCTGCTGTTATTGTAGATTCGATACTGCCACAACATGTGCCCAGTGCTCCGTTGACAATTCCTACTATTAAGTTAAGTGCTCAAGCCAGTTTAGATGGCACTGCTTGGGGCAGTTACAGTCCTGGCACGTATTGGTCGGGCAATCCCAATGGTGGCAATTATTGGAATAGTTTTGCCAACACAGAATTTTACAGCAGTTTTATTGAACCCACTAATGCCGTTACAACTATACAAATGACTTTAGTAGGCTACACTGGCACAATCAAAGCTCAGGCTGCTCCAAACTACGAAAGTATTTGGTACAATGTTTCTGAGTCAACTACCTACTACAATGAAACTCGCACTATCTATATGAATATCGTGGGGTGGCATCCTCTACTCAGATTAGCTTTTAACAACAGCATCTTTGCTGTGCCAACACAACCTGGAACTCCGGCCATTGGTTATGCAACCACTGAAAACGGAGTAGTGACCAGTGTCACTATCACCAACGGCGGTACAGGGTATTTGGCTCCACCACACATTAACTTCATTGGCGACGGTGCCGGTGCTACAGCAGTGGCCACAATTGATCAAGGTGTAGTGACCGGAGTCGAAGTGACCAATGGTGGGTCGGGCTATTGGTACCTGCCCAATGCTGGCATGGGCGCAGGTGTATATCCAAATAATCCTAACCAAACAGGTGCTGCGGTCATAATCAGCACGGGTTATGTGGTTGATCTCCTTTATAGATAACACCAAACTCACTTGCAGTATGTAGATAAATCTGCTATAATCGTAGCATGATTGATGTGATTTCTTTTCTTCCAGCCAAGCGAAAACAAACAGCTTCGGGTTGGATAAGTTTCAACGCACCCTGTTGTGTTCATCGCGGAGATACTCAAGACAAACGACAGCGTGGCGGCATCAAGCCCAACACAGATGGTGCATGGAGTTATCACTGTTTCAATTGTGGCTATACTGCAAGTTTTGTATTGGGTCGTAACCTGACATTTAAAGCTCGTCGATTACTTGAATGGCTAAATGTACCACAAGAAGAAATTGAGCGAATTAATCTTGAAAGTCTAAAGCATCGATCAATCGAAGGCTTGTTAGGCGAACGTCAAGCTATTATGCAACAACTGCAAACGATCTCGTTTGAAGATAGAGATCTGCCAGCAACTACACAACCACTTAACGATGCTGCACGAGAATATTTGCAGAATAGGCGCATACCTTTAGACTATCCGTTCTTGTATAAAACAATGCCCAGACCCGGTGTGGTAATTCCGTTTACTTATGAAAATCAAGTGGTAGGACACACCACACGGTTCTTAGACAATCGTACACCTAGATATATTCAAGACATACAACCGGGCTATGTGTTTGGAACAGATTTGTTGCACGATAACTGGACCAATATTATTGTGCTGGAAGGAGTGTTTGATGCAATTAGTATCAATGGCCTGGCGGTGTTACACGCAGAGATCAACGATGCACAGGCTAGATTAATTCGCAGTCTAGGACGTGATATTATTGTTGTTCCGGATCAAGATGAAGCCGGCATGCGGTTAGTAGACCGTGCAGTAGAACTAGGATGGGCAGTAAGTATGCCCGAGTGGCCCGCTGACGTTAAAGATGTAAACGATGCTGTAATTCGTTGGGGTAGACTAGCAACTTTGGTAACTATAATGCAGGCCCGAGAAACTAGTAAAATTAAAATAGAACTAAGGAAGAAACAACTTGTTAAAAGATTACGGACTTGATGTCCAACGACTGTT